AAAAGTATGTTAAGGTGATTAAGAAATCTAAAAAATTAATCAAACATCTTAAATCATTACCTAAATCAAAGCCACCTGGAATAGATATTAGTATTCAAGGCAGAGATAGAGATAGATATAAAATTAGAATTACTGGTGCTAGAGATAAACATCAATTAGATGAAATTATAAATTTTATGAAAGTCTTATTATTTTTATACACTGAAACTTATTTATACAAGAAAAGTAAATATCAAAAGTTAAAAGATACTCTTAAAACTTTAAACAAGATTGCCAAAAGAAGAAATAAGGTTACTGAAATTGTTGATTATGAAAGTTCTATTAAAAATGTTAAATTATTTACTTCTTTGGATAAGAAAAGATTAGCTTATAAACCTGAAGAAGGACAAAATCAATATACTAGAAATTGTCAAAACAGCGGTACTGATAAAAAGAGAAGACCCGATGGTATTCCTTCCGACCAAATTGAAACACTTATTAAGAAAGGCTATAAATTAAATACTAAAACTGGATTTTACGAAAGAGAATACGATATTAAAGGTAAAAAAGGAAATAGAAAGGTTACAGTAAGAGCTATTAAATTAGCAGGCGATAATGGTAAATATAATTATTATCAATGTAATCCAGACGAAAACCAAGAACATATGTTTATTGGATTTTTAACTAAAGGGAATAATCCCAATGATTTATGTGCACCTTGTTGTTTTAAAAAGGATCAATTAACTTCAGGAAACAAATTTAAGATGAATTACTATAAAAAATGTATTGGTGAAAAATCACAAGTAGTAGAAGAAAAATCAACTGGTTCCTCCTTAGGAGATAAAGTTTATATTCTTCAAGATACTAATAAAATTCAAGCCGGCAGATTTATCTACCTACCAAAGTGGTTAGATATCTTTTTTAATCAAATTTGGAAACATGACCAAAAAATTAGAAATCACTATTTATTAGAATCTAAATCCGGTTACTATTTTAAATTTACTGTTAAAAATGATACTTATAATTTCTTAGCAGCTATATCTGATATTTATGATAAACCAATTCCTGAAATTATTTCATTGATGGCTGACTTTATTAAAAATGATAAAAAAGATTTACATTTTACCTTTTTAAACAACGGTGATATTAAAGAATCATTTTCAACCAGAGAAGCATTTATTGAATATTTACAATCTTCTACGTATTTAGAATATGATATTACCAGTGAATTATTAGCAATACCTGGATTATTAAGTAAGAAGGGTATTTATTATTATATTATTGAAAAACAAACTATAGTAGTAAAGAGAGCATTGGAAAAAGATGTAGTTAAAGAAAAGTATTATTTAGTATGTTCTAATTTAGAAAATGACTATATGAGAGGTGAAGATAGAGATATTGTAATTTTGATTAAGGAAGGGAAATATTATTTCCCTATTTACAGAGTTCAAAAGGATGAAACCAAAGATAAAAAAATTAAATTACAAAAATTCTTTGAGAATAACAATATAGTTATTAAAGAATTATCTAATTATTACATTAAGAGTTGTCAAAACAAGTTATTAAATCAATTATCTATTTCTAATGATATCTGTTGTAAAAATATTATTCTTGATTTAGAAAAGTTAAAGATTAAAATAAAAACTCAATATATTGATAATCGTAACAAGTGCAAGTATCTTGAAATTAATAATTCTGGTACTAATATTTTAATACCAGTAAAACCTTCTGGAATAAGTTATAATTATCCTTTTGAAAGTGTAGTTAATAACAATCGATTAAGTAATTTAAAAGAGACTATGAAAAATTTAGGAAATATGGATAAAAAATTAAATAAAAACTATGTACCAAAGTCTATATTTTATGATTCAAATAAAAAAGGAGAATTAAATATTGTTTCTTTATTATTACACAATGAAACTGTGATTCCCGTTAAACACGAATACTTGACTGAAAAAGAAATTAAAAAGATGGGATTATCAATTAAATTTCAACCTCTAGAAGAAGACATTGATAGAGAAATTAGAACCAATAAAGTAACTATTGATAATAGAAGTTATCGTGTTAAAGAAAGAACATTTAAATCAGAAGGCTATAATATGTATAGATTGGAACTAAGTTTATTTTTACAAAACAATGAAGAAATTAAAAATAATATTATTAATATTGTTAGAGATAAAAAGATATCATCCAGTGATAAAAAACATGAACTAAGAAAGATATTATTTAACATTATTAATAAAAAAATTATAGCTAATAGAAAACTATCAGGAGGTGGTAAACAAACCAGTATGGCCCATATAATCAAAGATTTACCTAATTTGGATAATTATATTGTTTATAATGTAAGAGATTATTGTGAAATTAATAATACTAAAGATAAATGTAATGCTAATTCACACTGTGCTTGGCAAAATGATTCTTGTAAAATGATTTTAACTGAAAATATGGCTGTGGATTATGTGAATAAGGTTATTGAAGAATTAATTTTAGATAGTATCAAGTTTAAAGAAATTATTCAAGAAAACAATTACTATGTGTCAGATATTGTTGATTACACTCAATATTCATTTAGACAAAACCAAAAGATTATTAAATCTTCCAATTTTACAATTAATAAAATTATGAGCGAATTATTTGGTAAAGATAAAGTACCAATCATTGGAAAGAAAAATATGTCTTTCAAAGGAGAACAAATTGTAGAAGAAGACTATCCTGAATTAATAGAATTAGGAAAACAATTAATTCAACCTATTGTATCAAATAAGGATAGTGTGATTAGAGCTTTTGTTAATTCTTTCTACTGGTTAAATAATCCTTTATACGATGACGATTCTAGAAACTTGGGATATAATTCTGATTTACAAACATCTATTACTTATTTATTTAAAGCTAATATTATAGATTTTATTCAAAATAATAAAAACAATGAAGAGTTTACTAAATATTTGAGAAATTATTTCAAAGATGATGATAACTTTTTTGAATCTACAGTTAATAAATTTAGAAAGAGTTCATATAATACAGATGGAAAGGTAGAATTATTTGTATTAAGTCATTTAATAGATTCACCCATTGTTGTTTATGATAACTTTTCCAATGTTAAATATTTATTTTTACAAGGAGAAGTCAAAGTCAGTGACGCAACTGTAGAAAAGTTTACTGCAGAAAATAGATTATTAACAACCATTTTTATTAAATTTGATTACGATGGTTCCAATAAAATTCCTAAAAATATTTATTCTATATATTATAAATAAATTATAAGATATTATAAGGATGAATAAAACTATAATTTATCAAGAATTAATACAAAAACAAAGAAAAAATTTAGTTGGAGACAGAAAATTATCATTACAAGATTTAAATAGAATTGCATCGTATTTACCTGATTCTATTTTTGCAGATAAGTGCAGTTTATGGCAAGGATACATAACTGAAATTAATAATAATTCATTTGTAAATTTCTTTTTCAATGGCAAAAAACAAGCATTACATAGAATATTATTTTATAATTTTATTAATGATGTTAATTCAAATGAATATTTAAAATTTACATGTGAAAATAAAGGTAAATGTTGTTCAGTTAATCATATTGTTTTATCTAAAACTTTAGAAGATAAACCAGTTGTAATACAAAAAAATTCAGAAACAGTTAAAGTTGAAAAGAAAGATATAACAGTTAATTTTTAAATAAAGATATTTTCTATCTTTATTTAATGCCAGGAGGTTTTCCACCTATAAGATATTGTGATAATTATGAAAAGAATATAAATTTAAAAAAAGAAAGATTGTTTGCACCTAAAATTAATATTAATAAAATCTTAAAAAATAGTAATAGTAATAAACCAATTATTGATTTAGAAAATAAAAAGAAAGAAGAACTGGATGTAATTGATAGTATTTAACTTTTATTTAAATTTAACTCCTTTAATACATCCGAAACTAAATCCATTATTTCTGGATTATTCATTGCAGCTAAAGGATTTTCTTTATACTTGGATAAATTAAAAGTTGGATTTCTTGCCAAATCAATTAACTTTTGATTATTCATCATTTTACTAAATAACGGCCCAATCATACCTTCAATTTGAAATGGCAATTTCATAGTTTCTTCTTTTTTTAATTCTTTCAATTCTTCAATCAATTCATCTAGATTTTCAGTTTTAGATAATGATTTATATTCTTCATTTGATGGTTCTAATTGAGATGCCTTGTAAAACGCTTCATATGATTCTTCTTTTTTATTTAATGCAAGTAAACAACTACCAACTCTTCCCCAAGCTTTAGCGGATTCTGGATTTAAAACACTAGCTTTAAATGCATCATCTAATGCCTTTTCATATTTGTCCAATTTAAAATAGGCTAGACATCTGTTTAAATAAACAGCGTAAGTTTTTTCAAATTTGCCTAATTCCAATGCTTCGGAATAAAAGTCAAGAGCTGCATTATAGTTTTCATTTTTCAGATTATCATCTCCATTATTTTTCAATTCATCAAAAATTTTTTCCATTAAGTATTAAAATGATTTTTCCTTAAATAAATATAAAGACATTTTTATTATTATATTAATGTTCTCACTATTAAATTTTTTATTTATTGGATTAGTAAGTTGCACTTACAAGGTTATTGATTTGAATTCCAGAAACCTAATTACTATTCGAGGTCCTATTCAAGGAACATCTTCAACTAATTGGATTTCTGCATTTAATGATAGAGATTTGGATATTGATACAATGTATATTTATTTGTCTTCTCCAGGAGGTTCGGTTTTGGAAGGTAATAAATTGATTGACCAAATTAAAACTCTTCAACTAAGTGGTGTTCAAGTAATTTGTATTGCTGATTTTGCTGCATCAATGGCCTTTGTAATTTTACAATCTTGTCCTCAAAGATTGGCTCTTCCTTCTTCTATTTTAATGCAACATCAAATGAGTATTGGATTAAAAGGTCCTTTGGAGAATGTAGATAACTATTTAACTTTCATTCATTCAGTAGATGATAATTTGGATAGAATGCAAGCAGAACGAATGAATATGACTGAAGCTGACTTTCGTCTCAAGGTAATGAATGATTGGTGGATTCCTGGTCATTTGGCTAAAGAATACAGTGCAGTTGATGAATTGGTAATGGTTAAATGTTCTAAGGAACTAATGCCAAAGAGAGAAAGAATTAATGTTAACACAATTTTTGGCAACATTGAAATAATCTTTTCTAAATGTCCTATTGCTAGGGAACCTTTGGATATTAAGATGAAAAATTCATATGATGATGAAAAAAAGTCATTTAACATGGAGCAGATTGAAGATTCTATTAAGGATTACATCCCTTCGTTGTTTTTGAAACATTCTTTTGGGAAGAAGAATTATATGGAGTTCTTTTAAAAAAAGTTGAAACTATTATCATTAATAAATATTACTATATTTATTAATGGATATTGAAGATATTTTAAAATATAAAACTCATATTTCTCCTGAAGAAGATGACATTAAAATGTTTATAGAAGATTTTTTGACATTTAATCTGAATGTTAAAAAGGAAGTATTAGATGAAACATTCAGACTTTTAAAAAAGAAACATCGAGTTCTTCCTTCTAAAGGGGATATTCGAATTGTTTATAATAAATATTTTAAAGATAGGAAGGTGCCTTTGACTTTTATAAGTTGGATGATTAAGAAGAATATGCGCTCAAAGTCTGGAGTATTAGTTTCTACTATTACTTTGAGACCCGATGGATTTACTTGCAAATATGATTGTGCTTATTGTCCTAAAGAAGTTGATGCGGTAACTAAAAAACCAACTCAACCAAGATCTTATCTTTCAAATGAACCGGCAATGTTAAGAGCTACAGCTCACGATTTTGATGTTAGATTACAATTTTGGGATAGAATTAGGTCTTATACTTCTACTGGTAATGTAGTAAAGAATACAATTTGTAAATGGGAAGTTATTTTTTCTGGAGGTACTTGGGAAAGTTATCCTAAGGATTATCGCGAACAAGTAATGAATGAAATCTTTTGGGCAGCTAATACTTATAATAATGATCGTCCAATGAAAAAGCTTAAGGAAGAAATTCTGGAAAATCAAACTGCAACTCATCGTATTATTGGTTCAACTATTGAAACTCGTCCAGATAATATTACTCCAGAAAGCATTCGTGATTATTGTCGTTGGGGTGTAACTCGAGTTCAAATTGGGGTTCAACATTACGATGATGAAATATTAAAGAAAATTAATAGAAAGTGCTATACCGAACATACTATTAAAGCAATTCGTCTTTTGAAACAATGTGGATTTAAAGTTGTTGCTCATTTAATGCCTGATTTACCTGGTTCAAGTCCTTCTCAGGACCAATGGATGTTTGACCAACTTTTAACTCGACCTGAATTAATGGTGGACGATCTAAAAATTTATCCAACAGCAGTGGTTAAAAGTGCAGTTGATACTTTGGAAGTTAGTAGTAAAATTGCAGATTGGTATAAAAATAAAACTTATATTCCTTACGCAGAAACAAATATCAGAGATTTAATAGATGTCTTGACTTATTTCAAAACTAGAATTTATCCTTGGATGCGTATTCAAAGATTAGTTAGAGATATTCCATCTACTAGTATAACTGCTGGTTACAATGGTAAATCTAACTTTAGGCAAATTCTTCAAGAAGATATGGCTAAACATAATGCAAAATGCTATTGTATAAGATGTATGGAGATTGATGATAAAGAATTGGAAGACAATGAACCTATTGTAGTAGTTTATAAATATCCTGCCTCCGAAGGAACAGAATATCATATTGCAATAGAATCACATAAGATGACTCTTACACAGAAACTTTATTATTATTATTTGGTTAATATTTATGGTTTTTTCTATTGGTTATTTACCGGTAAAACTTATTATTATTCTGGAAACAAAAATACTTATGATGCCTTGTATGGTTTTTTGAGATTGAGAATTGATTCTAATCCAGGAGGAGATATTGTTCCTGAAATAAATAGATGTGGATTAGTTAGGGAATTACATATTTATGGACAATCAATGAGTGTTGGAGAATCTAATAGAGGAGAATATGGGTCTCAACATCGTGGGTTTGGAATGAAATTAATGAAGATTGCAGAAGAAATTACAACTTGGCATAATCTTAAAAAGGTCGCAGTAATTGCAGGTGTTGGAGTCCGCGAATATTATATGAAAAAGTGTGGATATAAATTAGAATACACTTATATGATTAAAAAACTTCCACATTACAGTATTGTAAATGAAAGAGTTTTAGTGATTTTATTGTTATTTGCTTTTTTAGAGTATTACTACTTTAAAATCCATTTTAATCTAGCTCATTTTCTTTAGGTTTTTTTGATAAATCATCTAAATCCAACTTTCATGATATCAAGGTTAGTAGTAAAATTTCGTAATACAAACTCCATGGCTGCATGTTTTCGAGGCTCTATATAATTTAATTTTTACAAATATTCTTATTTTATTCACTTAGCCACTTTTCTGTAAATTTGCCATGTTCTAAACTAACATCGATAATTTTTGAATTCATATTTATAATACCGGATGAACATGTAACATTACTACATGTCCTTACAAGTATATCACACTTAGACAATGAATATATATCTACTAAAATAGATAATGCCTTTTGTTCCGGAGTAAAAGTATCGTTACCCTTATCATGTGTTCCATGCACACTTATTTGATCATCTGATCGCACGTTATCTGGATCTTCTATAATATCTATATCATTAAATCCTTCATATGATTCACTTAAGTAATTCTTAAAATAAGATACATCTGGCTTATTATCTGAAGCAATATATATTGCTAATTTTTTCCCAGCATTTTCATTTAATACATCAAGTACACGTTGAGAAACTTTATCAGCGCCGGGTGATGCATATACTGGTTCTATGGCTCTATCTGTATTTCTGAAATGAACACCAATTAAGTAATCAAATGATCTATTTATAAAAATAGAATTTACTTTATCAGTTATTATAGGATTAACAATTATATGGTTTTTATATATATTGTGTAAAGTTTTTCTATAATTACGTATATTATTAGAAAAGTTCTTTCCTTCTACAGTATTTCTTACTACGTACTCTGAAGAAGAACTAAAGCCAGTTAATCTAAAATACTTGTTAAATATATTTCCTTTACCATACTTTGTAGTATCCCACATAACTACTGGAAATGTATTTGAATTATTATTTTTAATCTCATTAATCTGTAATATTAAACTATTGAAGATAGATCCCATGCCTGCATCATATGATTTTATAATAATAGCATTTTTCAATAAAAACCACATCGAATTTTTTTTCATAAAATTAATCTTTTCCTTACCTATTATATAGTTATAATGAATTAATTCTGCAGTATCAGGTATGGTTAAGGTTGTATTATTATTTACTCCAGGGTATTCACCATTTAAAAATACATTTCTTTCAATTGTCATACGTCCTATATTATTCTTATTAGATATCTCTAATAAGTAATCTTGAACTGTCGCATTTTTTGTTATATCTCTTTTATGGTAATCTACTAAATCAAGTGTAATACTATTATTTCTTAATATACATATACCTGCACAGAAATTAGGACATGCGTATTTATTAGAACATTTTGTGTGACTTTTATTTTCATCACATTGAGTAAATAATTGAACACTTGGATTCGTATTCATATATGTTATAACAGTAGGAGTTGGATCTTTCAGAACTATAATATCTGTATCTATATAACCAATTGTTATACCTGGGTTCTTCTCTAATGCGTTCTTTATAACATCTAATTTATAAAAACACAGCTTCTTATAATCAGAATCTCCCCACTTACTGAAAGAATTCTGAATATCCATATTTATAAATAAGGTAGCATCTATACAAGTAACATTTGAATAGTCTTGTAATGCCTCGATTGTTTGATTATCTAAGCAGTAGACGATTAAAGGAAATAAACTATTGTATTTTTTCATTGATTCTAGAAAATTCTTAGTAAAGTCAATATATCCATAGTTAATGATAGTAATCCACTTAATACCAGTAGTTCGATTTAGTTGCATATTCTCATACCAATTTACATTCAATCCACCAAGCATTCCAAATAAATCAGTTAATTTAGGCATACTTGGTACCCCTTCATCATTAGTTTCTTCTGTCTTTTGTCCAGGTAAATCAGGAATGACACCTAAAGAATTAGCCATATTTAACATTTTACCAATATTAATTCCTTTACTATCATTTACTTTTCCTAAATCAACACTAGCAGTTGAAAAGTTTTCATCAATCATAATTGTTTCCTTCTTTTCGGGTTTTTTAAACATATTTCCTAATCCGCCTAATCCACCTAAACCTCCCAAACCTTCCATCATTTTACTTAAATCAGGAGGTAACCCTTTATTACCACCATTCATCATTCCTTCCATCATTTTACCCAAATCAGGAGGTAACCCTCCGCCACCACCACCATTCATCATTCCTTCCATCATTTTACCCAAATCAGGTGGTAACCCTCCACCACCGGGGAACCCTCCAGAACCTCCAGAAAATCCTGGAATATTTTTTGTAATACCTCCCATAATTTTTCCTAATTCAATTTCACCATTACTAATTTTATCACCATATTTTGTAGAAATTGTTTTACTGATTTCTAAAATACTAGGAAGTAAAGATGTTATATCAGGGGGTTGTCCGTTTTTCATTCCAGATATAGTACCTTCAAATGATTTAACAATATCATCTAACATATTATTGGTCTGATTATTTACTTCAACCCCTAATGTATCCTTAATAAAATTTTTAGGATCACTCATTCCAGTTTCATTTAATTTTTTAGCAGTTTCTTTATTCTTTTCATATTCAGCGATATTACTATCAATTAAATTACCTAATTGTTTAATTCTATCTTCATCTTTATCTTTTTTACTAAGTTCAATCATTAGATTCATTACTTGTAAATAATACCATAAAACAAATCTGATACTGTCGTCTCTATTATGAAAAATTTTTTTCAAACAAAGCTTTTCACCAAATAAACATTCTGAAATACTTTTAGTTAAATCATCACTATGTGAGAATAATTTAGTTTTTGATTCAATGAATAAAATAAAAAAATTATCAGTTAAAAGTTTATTAAAATCAATACCTCTTTTCCATTTTTTATCTCCAGATTCTTTATTTAATTCACTAATATATAACTTATAGTCATCGTCAGTAAATAAATAAGCAATCTGGTCAATGAGAAAGTTATAATTCTGTAAATAAGTGTTAACTAAATCAGATAGTTTCATTATTAAATAATATAATAATTCTTTAAATATTATCTATTATATCTTAATGTCATTTAACTATAATTCTTATGCTAAAGATTTGAATGAACTTTTGCAATCACCCGGTACTTGGTTAGCAAAACAAAAAGTAATTTTAAAAGAATTAAACTTAGATATTATTGAACATAATAAATTATATAATTCTTTAACTCCTCAAAAACAAGATGAATGTGATTCTAAATATCCTAATTGTAGAGGTGAACTTAGAGAATTAAATAGTATGAATGATGCAGATTTATTATTATTTGCTATTTTTGGTCCAATGCATATTTTGAATCCTAATCAAAGAATTAATAAATTGAAAGAATGTTTAAAAAAAAAGATAGATTGTTTAGAAGAAGCTTCTACTGGTTTAGCTTCTTCTTCTGGAACAACTTCTTCTTCTGGTTTAGCTTCTTCTTCTGGAACAACTTCTTCTTCTGGACTAGTTCCTTCTGGACTAGTTCCTTCTGGACTAGCTACCTCTTCTGAACCAAGTACTATTCATTTTGTTGAAATCTTATCAAATGTGAATGAATATATTAATAGTTTCAATTTAAATTTACTGTTAACACCACCTTTTTATATGAGACCTAAAGAATCTTTTTTACAATCAAAAGAATACATACTTAATGATAATAATAAGCTTTTTAATTTAACTAAAAATGATGCACTTGGTCAAATATTTGAATCTGAAAATATTCTTGAAAATACTAAAAGCATTGGAGCTTCTGATTTTGATCAAAAAAAGAAATTTTATGATTTAATGACTGATTTAGTTTCTAAAGAAGAAGTTTTTACTGATTCAAAACAACTAAATATATTCTATTTTCAAAGTTTAGTGAATAATTTTTTTAACAAATTTGTTAAAGAATATTTACAACAAAAAGGATTACCTGAAGATTTTATTGTCTTCATTTATAAAGGAGGAACTTCATTAAAAATTATTTATGAAAAATATAGAAAATTACTAGGAAAAGAAGAAACCTTGCTCTCTTCTACCATTCTAGAAAGTCAAGACTCAAATAAATTAGATTTTTTAAATAATTATTTTAAAAGAAGTGATTCAGATTATGCAATTTATATTAATAAAGATACTAAAAGTCAGGATAAGTATTTTGAATATTTTTATGATATGAATATATTGACTACAAATATTTTAAATAAAATTAAAAACTTTTTATCATCTTCTCCTAATAGAGAATATTTTTTACCATTGTCTCTTGTAACTGAAGAAAAATTAAAAAATAAATTAGCAGAAGCTAATAAAATTTTAATTGATAATAAAGCAATTTTATCATTCTTTTCAAATGTTGAAAAATTCGTTGGTATCACTTTTAATAATGTAACTTATATGGAACCACTTCCAAATTCATTTGATACTTATAATATAGAAAAAGATAATGAAGAAAAATCAAATAATAGAGGAGGTGATTACGGAAAAGAGTATGATAGTAATCAAACAGGCGGTAGTTTAAATTTAGAAAAAGAAAGTTGCGAAGGACTAATTTTTAAAAATAATAGTTTACAAAAAACAAAAAAAGCTAGTGCAATAAGATGTGACTTTTATGTAACATATGAAAAAAGAGGAAATACTTTTATACCTAAAATTGTTTCTTTATCTACATTAAAAAATACTGATAATGGAATTTATTATTATTTAAATGAAACAAATAGATATATAGAGTTTAATGCTAAATATACATCCTATTTTAATTTACATCGTGTTAAAATTAATTCTATTTTTTATATGAAAACTAAAGATAATAAGTATGGTATATTTGAAGTTCCTAGTGAATTAATAGATATACCAATTTCACATTTTATTGATTATAAAATACAGGAATTAAATTTAACAAGAGATATTAAAAAGTATTCATTTTCCTACAAAAATAATAAAATGGATTTTAATTCTTATACAGTATATGGATTTTTATATGATTTACATAAGCAATTATTTTTAGAAGTAGAATTTCCTTGGACAGCAGCTAAATATGATAAAAAAATAAATAGAATGATTTTTATGTATTTTGTCTATTTCTATAATAATTTTAGTAATTATAATGAAATATTATTAAATGGAATTGAATTATTAAATGCTAAAAATATTGTAATAGAAGGAAAGATTAGAAATTCTAATGAAATACGAAATATTTCAAATGAAGTAATTTTAAATAATTTTTACAAAATATGTCATGATTATAATAATGGTACTCCCGAATCATTAAAATATATAGAAACATTAAGAAATTCGTTAGAAAAATTTACAAATATTAAGGTGAATGATAATATAAAAACAGATTATGCCATTAGTGGGGAAGAAGTTCCTTTTTTACAAAAATATCTTAAATATAAGCATAAATATATGATGTTAAAGAATAAAAAATATTAAAAATATTAAAAACTTTAAATATTATCTAATATATAATATATATTAGATGTCCTTTGACTATAAACCCTATGCAAAAAATTTGTTAGCCTTATTAAAAGACCCTCGCACTTGGCTTGGTGTTGAATCACAAAGATTAGATATGTTAAATAGAAGTATTGTTTCAACTAATGGTATTTATAGTGGGCTAAGTGATGCACAAAAAAAATCAGTTGATGCAGCAGCTCCTGGATGTGCTGGATTAATGAGTGAAATTAAAAATTCCAATGATGCAGAT